AGCCGCTGCCTGCTGCACATCCCATTGTGCTGAGTTATCGTCTGCAGCAAGTGTCTTAATAGGCTGCCAATCAGTTGTAAGGAACTTCAGAGCATCTCCTGCTCCAACCGCATACATAAATTTCCAGTGATATCCATCGGCTGTAACCAGAGTCGATGTTGCTGTACCGGTCGGTTCGACTGTAGATGCAGACGCTTTATTATTGAACAGACACTTATATACCTGGTAAGAGCTATTCATAACATACATTGTGTTGGAACTTGCCGGTGCATCGAAAAGAGTCGTCGAGTTCGTATTATACTCTCGATAAACTTTACCACTCGACCAATTATATCGTGGAACCGCAAACGTAACATCACCGCTCTGTGCCCTCTTTAGTGAAAGCATATCACGCCAGTTATCATATTCAGTTACTTGAATAGAATCCGTTGGTGTTGGTGGATTGTTATCGTCAGGCCACGCTGATACGCGAGCGATAAACAAGTACATTTTGGTGGATGCTGTTTCCGAGAATGCTTCGTGAAATTGCTCAGCATTGTGAACTCGAAAACGTCTGGTTACTGTTCCTGGCATTATTTAACCCTTTTGAATCTCTATCAAGATTATTTCTATTTATTTATAAAGTATTTGCGACATAGTAGAAACTACCGTTAGATAGATTTGTACTGGAGTATGGCAGCTTCAGCGACAATGCGGTGTTGGAGAAAGTACTGTTAGTGAAGTAAGAACCATTTGCAGTACCACCATAAGTATCTATAATATGCAATTCGGTATTGGAGTCTGGTACTTCAACTTGGAACACAGTATTATTACCAATCACAAGTTTTGAGCTTCCAAGCGCGCTAATAGTAACATTAGCATAAGGTGTGATAGCAAATGAATCCCATGCATCGATGATATTATTTGCCGTGATAAACAATAATCCGGTACCAGGCTGAAGAACCTTGATCGTTGTATCGAGAGTGGCCTGTGTCGTCGTTACTTCTAATGTTGGTTGCGGTATGACGAATGTATTTGCAGCCTCGCTGATGTAAGCCTGTTCGCTTGCAGATACAACGGTCGGTACATTTATCGAGAACGTGCTCTCAACCTGCAACCGCCCGTTGCTTGTACTATCGACTACACCTAATTCAGTTTGAAGTGCGCTATAAACTCTGTATCGGCCAAACATCTTAGTGCCTGACGGATGAATCAGATCCTTAACAATTTCACGATAGGTATCCGTGTATTGATCCGATGCTATCTCGTATGAGAACTCTTGATAATATAAGTTATCCTGTAACTTATTGTTCCAAGATATGAATCCTTTCGTATCAATATACTTACCGGGATAAGTAACAACGCCAGATACCTGCGGTGCACCTACGGCCGCTTGTGTACCACCACGAGTTGTATTATTGATAGTAACGATTTCATTCTTATTGTAATTGATACCAAAGTTGGTAACGTTGACCGACACGATTGCGCCCGGTACATTATTCGCTACTATGCTTGCATTGTCACCTTTGATTCCACCGCTACCATCAGAAATCAGTAAGTCAATAACCTCGGGCTGTTGAATCCTTACACCAGGAAGGGTAGAATATCCATAACCATAGTTCGACATAGAAATGGAATTGATAGTACCGTATGTTCCGTTTGAGAAATTAAGTGCAGCATTGAGTGGAGTTGCAACATTCGAAGAAGCAAGATTTGCACTGACGGTAGCTGAGTTCGCACCAGAAGCCACAAAGTTTGGATTCGTATTCAAGACAACGTTTGCCATTGGCAGTATTGTGTCTTGGTTAATTGATATGACTTCAGTATTACTTATAGATGCAACGGTTCCTTCAGCTTCAAATCCACTGCCGCCGATAAGCGTGACAGCGGCATTAGCTGCATATCCTGAACCACCATCAAGTATCACAAACTCAATGGCACTGTCATCTGTAGTTGCAGTGATAGCACCATTCGCTCCGGTGCCGGTTATAGCAGTGAAATTTACAAGATCATCGGTACGGTGAAAGGCCCCGCCCTTTTGTATAATAACATCTTGCAGCGGACCTTCGGTGCTAACGATGGAAACAAACGTCGTTGCATCATCTTTGAGAGAAACTCTTTCGCCGTCCTGGAACGTACCTACGATATCAAGAAGGTACAGTTCAAAGACTAGAGCTCCGGCAGAAAAGGTACTTACGATATTATCGACTCTTGCGGTAGCTTCTGAAGTTAAGCCTTTGATTTCTTGCCCTTCAAACGTTGACTTAACATTAGTGATACTCGATGCCGGTGGTTCTTCAACTCGTATTGTGTTTTCAATTACCCAACGACCATCCGACGCACGCAATATGTCTTCACCAGGATAATAAAAATCTATCTCTTCGTTATAGAGAAGCCTGAATAAGAGCCTATATGATTGTTCGGAACCTCGTGACCGATATAAGTCCTTGATGTTTTTAGCAAGTTTCTTTTTGTCAGCGAGAATAGTCCTTGGGACAGTCGGCATAATCTCACGATGAAAGTACTCAAAGTACTTATCGTAAGTCTTATCAATATCTTGATAATCAAGAAGACTCTTTGAAACCTCGATAGCATTGTTGGCTTGATCCATCCACTCGTAGTAGGCTTTAATGAAAGCCGTAAAGTTAGGATGATCTCCCCTTACGAAGAAGGGTAATTGATCCTCAATGATATTCGAGATCTTTTTCTCAGCCATTAGTACACCACAGGATAGAGACCAGAATCAACCACCGTGGTGGTTACGCCGGAAGTTGTAGCAGTGACGGTCTTTGCATCGACCTGTGATGTAACATCATTTAGTACCGTAACTTTTGCATTCGCAATCAGTAGAATTTGATTCCTCACTGCCGTGATATCTTTATCGTTCGGTTCAGCATAGATGCTCATGGATGATCCAGTATATGCAGTCGGTAAGAATGCATCGAGTTTGACTAATCCGGTTGTATAGTTGACCGTTCCGGCGGTCGAGTCTAATACAACTCTTTGACCTGCTGCATTAAGATAGTAAATACGAATGTTACCGTTTCCATCATCGTCAAGATATGAATCTTGGTTATTGAACGTAAACTTAGATGAACTGATGGCATATGCATGACCTGCGTGCGGATGAAACAGCTTTTGATTGAATGGAATGTTGTATGTTGCTTTGGTCGTAGTTGACGGCGCAAACCTTCTTTCCATCAAAATGTCAGTGAGACTGCTCAGTACCGATGAATCGGCATCATCAATAACTCGAGTGAACTGTGAGAACCTAAACTTCTGCTTTTCAAAATCATTAAGATTATTTGTCTCGAAGTTACTGATAGCCGTATTGATCTTATCCTGTACTGCCCCAGCACTTAGTGTTGTTGCGTTGGGGTCCCAACGAACCGTTGTCGTTGGATTGACATATAAGTATTGTGCATCTACGAATTCTGTATCAATGGATAAAACGTTATGCTTCTTAAGAATGTCTTTGATCTGATTCTTACGAGTTGAAGATATGACGTTGCCTGTCACCGGCTTAACTGCAAGATACACCTTTCCGTATATAGGAGGATCGTTTTCTTCACCGCCCCATACACTGATGGACTGTATATCACCGGTTTCCCTGAGAATGATTCTCTTGTAGTCCTCAGCAAGCACGGCACGATTCTGAGCTTCGAAGTTCTTAGGTGCATTAAACTTGATAGAATCAACGGTCTCGAATGCTGCTCCGCCGGATGTGTTTGCATTTACGGTCTTTGTAAACACCGATGATCCTGCCACTGTACTAGGATCGGTAAATGTACCGATATCATTACCAAGGATACCATTACAGGAACGATAGTTTATGATCACGATGTTACCGTTCGTTGGTGCCTTACCTAGTACACCGTCTCCGAAATAAACTTCATACCTATTTTCAGATTCTTCTTCAAGAAAGTATACAGCCGAGTTCGCTTGAACCTGAGTAAGATCGTTAGCAAGATTGTATCTTGTCGATGAAGTATCCGTTGCTGATTCTTGAACATCGACTACGATAGAAGATGTATCAACATTTTCGTTCGGAAGAATGAATCGTTGAGTGTCGAGGTTATCGACAGTAAACCTGTGCGTAAGTGGTTGGCCTTCCACGACGGTAATCGTACCACTATAGTTATTATCAGAAGTAAGAGTATAGGCTTCTGGTGTTACGAACTTAAGGGTCTGACCATCCACTGATGCAGTCCATTCCGTATTCTTATCAACAGTAACGCTCGTAGGTGAACCGGTTGGTGTGATCGTAATCGTAAAGTTTGTGTTTGCACCACGAGCCGATGTCGGCATATAGTTCAACATCTTGGCTCTTGATACAACACTCTCTCGCAACTGAGCTGAGTCAAGGAACATTTCGTTACCGACCATGCTCGTATAGTACGCATTCTGATATGTGTTATAAGCAAGCATATCAATCAAGAGACTGATAGCAGAACCCTCGAAGTTAAAATCTAAAAACTCAGGTTGTGATTTCAAGAAATTTTTAAGCGATACCTTGATATCATCAAAGTCTAATTCTGTAACGCTTATGGTTGAATTGGCTGCCATTATCGAACTCTCTCTAACAATACGTCGACCTCGATGGGTTCTGGTATATTTCTAACGCTAAACTTAATGGTTACTCGCAGAGTATTCTGATCTTCGACTGGTGTTGTTTTTATATCTTCTACGATTGCTCTAGGCTCACTGTTCTCCAAAGCCCGCCTAATATTTTGTGTAACATTATATTCAGTGATCGGAGACATGTTTTCAAACAACTGAGCAAGAACATTTCCACCGAGCTCAGGCTGATACGGCCTTTCATAAAAGTTCGTAAGTACTATATTTTTTACACTCTGCTTTATAGATTCAGCATTTGCAACCAGCTTCATGTTACCCGTAACAGGATGAACATTAAACGACATAGGAATATCTCGATAGATCTCCTGTTCTATTTCAGACTGTAAACCGGTACTGGTGATTCTGCTTGCCATCGTAAGACTCTAATAATTTCTATTATTTATAATCATGGTCCGGCAAATGTGTTCTCAGAACCAGTTGCTACACTCGTACACCCTGATATTGCATCTCCGATTCTTCCGCATCCTTTTCCATTGATAAACACAGTAGTAGAGCCGGTTGCAATAGGAGCAGCATGAGTTGGACACGGAGCAGGCGGTAGAAGATGAGGAGTATTATTATCGCCCTGTCTCGATATGCCGGTCCCATTTACGAATACATCCGGACTCAACTCATCTCTGAGTGGCGTAGAACAGTGTGGGACATCTGCATCAACGCTGTTTCCTCTACATATTGCCGGCACGTTCCTTCTCCATAAGTTGCTGTAATCTTTGATTCCACATCATTGCTATCTCGTGTTCTTCTTCTGAGTGCTCTTCGGGTATTTCATCCGGTAAGAATTTAATCAAGTGCTTAAATATAAAATCTTCAGGTATATCATCCCAATCTGCAAACGTAACCATCTCGTTATTCGCTAACTTAAATACAAACTCAGCCATAATAACCTACGGGTTCAAGTGGATGTTAGGACCACCAGTGATCGTAATATCTTTCCCGGCCGTCGTATTTTGTGTTGCACCATATGTTTCGGTTACCGCTCCAGTTACACTTGAAGTTTGTGTACTCGATATTGTTTCGCTATGTGAACCAGTCACGGTCGTTGTATGAGCATGCTGGCTCGTATCAGTACCGTATGTTTCAGTTACATTCTTAATAACGGTTGAACTCTGATCTCCCTGTATAGTTTCGGAGTGATTACCTCTAATCAATTCCGACTTATTACCATCGACCTGAATATCCCAGTCACCCTTAATGTATGTCTTGCAGTTAGAATCGATCGTAAGGTTCACATCACCCTTTACATTTACAAAGTTGGTTCCCGCTATGATCTCATAGTTATTACCGACTATCCTTGTATGTTTATTTCCATCGTGATCGATTTCATAGAAGGTACCGGATCTATGATACTCATGGATGCGCGTAGAGTCCTTCGTATCATCGTACTCCTTGATATGTCCGCTCTCGGATTCAAAAACATGGTTATGTGGATACGTTGTGCTGTAACGTATCGATCCGCTCTTAGTCTTATCAGAAGTAGCAGGTTCGTTCCACTTGCTTGCATCTACATCTGTGTTTATGCTGTCGACTGTACCCGAAGCATCTACTGTGTGTTGCTTCTTACCCTGCTTATTACCGATGATGTCGTTACCATCTTTTTCTTCATCACCAGCATCAACACCATATGGTTGATCCTTATCCCAAAATGCTACCTTTACATCGGTTGTTTTAGTCGAATCTTTGGCACTTAGAACAGGATGTCCAGCATTACGAGCAAGGCGATTCGTATCGGGTCTGATCTGATCGTTCTCATTATCGCTCGTTTTGAACTTTTCATTAGCTTCAC